TTGACATTATTGTGCCATGGCTCCCATCCAGTCATATTCGGACGTCCAAACTCAGGTTCGCACTTGAAATGTTCAACCATCCGATCCTTTAAGGGAGTATCACAGACACGACTACGGGGCTTAGGACGAAATCCTGAAAAGCTTCCATAGATATTTGCTGTGCCTTCTGGTAGGTAGCGAAAAATGCTTTTATGATGCGGCTCAACTAAGACAGTTTCACCATTCAATGATAGCATAGGCTCTCCGCCACCCGAAACGGTTGGTACAGCAGTGTCGCACAATCGCTCAAGCGTGCTGCGCAACACATGGGGAAAACCCACAGTAGTGTTGTACCCTAGAGTATGCAACCCTAGAATAACAGGACCTTTGGGGGTCAGAGCAATCCCAAGTGAACCACAATCACCATTCTTCGTCATAACAGTGCCCACACCCATATATACGGGCATGCGAACATCCAGTGTTTCCACTGGAAAATTCTCACAATAATTGACGTTGAAAAGTTCGGTGTAAGTGGCATTTCCTGACATCTCTCTCGTGACAGAAACCATTCGCGTGACTGGGATTACATTCTCGTTCCAATATTTCAAAATATCCTTCCGAGGAGGGACATTATGCAATTTAAAAACGACAATATCGCGCTCAACGCATTCCTGCATTTCAGACCGTGAAACATAACACAAGCTGTTGGACGTGAGTCCCTGAGCTGGTGAACTATCAATGATCTTAATCATGAAACGCGAACCCAATCTAAACGAATGGCGATTCACACACAGATTCTGACCCTTAAGGAAAACTGCGCCAGTACGACTAACATAGTCCTCATCTAGGGCAGTAATCTCCAAGCGAACACAATTTGCGTGGAACAAATCACGAGCATCAGAAGATGATAAATTCGCCAGACTTAAAGAAGCCTTGGGAACATCAAACTGATTCAATTGCAACGTTGAGTTGTACCACACATTCTGCGAGGTCTCCTTCTCCAATTGAGCTTCTGTGGTGTTAAGCACATTGCCCTGGAGAGTATACTCGACCTTATCACCAGAAGTAACATCCTGTTCTTCTTCATCCTTAGCTTTCTTTGCAGGACTGGCTTTAGGTCTATAGACTTTCTCCGTGATGGTATTGGTTAATTTCCAAACAGCTAAGAAGCTAACAAGGAAAAAACCAGCTTGGATAACCCTTCGAATGGATACTTTGTAGTGAACATCCCCCATCGCATTCATGCGTCCGAGGAATTTCAGTTCCATCTCATGATCGAGAAATCTCGTCATTCTAGCCAACGCCAACTTCGAAATCTTGAACCTATAACACCAAGCGAAAAACACGGTGAAAGAAAGGTACAAGATCCAATAGATGATATGTTGAATCAGCGTGTAAAGAACGTTCGCCACAATGAACCGAAACAGGACCTCATTTTGCAAACAACGACAATCATCGCCAATGCTGTAACACAACTTACACACCTTGAGAGTGCGCATATGTGAATCACAAGCATCAGATTTAGTTTGCACTTGTTCATGATCCAGCGAAGCCTTCGCAAAATGTTTGAGAAATTCTCGCACATCTGTGAAAGTTTCCACATCTTCAAGCTTAGCTGAATCACGATTGTGATACTCCACAGGAACTAGCTTCTGCACAGTGATATTCCAATAATCAGGAAAGCTGGTGTTATCCAACTCAAGTTTCCTTGGATCAATGAACTTACCATTAGTGTGCAAATACTTATCCTTAGGGACTACCTGAATGACGTAAGGCAAACGTCGACGCACTGCTAGTGGACACGCAAAGTAATCCTGTGCATTGAGGTCGGGAGTGTTCGTCGTGGCCAAAACGAGTTTAGCCATGACGGGAGTCTTACCTTTATCTTCCAAAGCTGCCTGAGGTGGAACATATGGAACATTGTTCACCACATTCAACATTTCCTTCAAAGTTGGATCTGTGTCTGAACACTTTGATGCCAACAAGAAGGCTATGTCATCCATCTGGATGCACCACTTGCTTGAGTCGAAGTTGCTCCAATACTCATCTGTTGGATTCCGGACATAGCGATAATGATCACTAGTGTCAAGACCATGCAACTGCCCATAGTAATAGAACAGCATCTTGGTGAATGTCGATTTCGCAACACTCGAACCACCATGGATGAGTACTCCGAACGGAGCTTTGCGCTCCTTCTGAGATGCTCTTCTAGTAATCTCCACATTCTTCACCATCTGCAAGCTTTGCAACTTGCGTCGCATTTGAATACTATCCACACCAAGATTGTTCTTAGTGTATTTGCAGATGGCTTCTCCTTTCTCAACTGCATCATTGAGATCAGAGATGAATGAGAAATAAGTGGTATTGTGTGCACTCAAGTTAGACGTGAACGGGGCAAGACTAATAAGTCTATCAGCCTCCTGTGCCCACTTCACGTATGCCACATCATCATGCACGAGTGACAACCATTCTCCAGTAATGCGATACGTATCCAAACGTTCGCAAATGGTGATGGCCGTCTCAATGATGAGCATGACCAAACTTATATTGCTCTTCGAAGCAACACGCGTTTTGGCATCGAGATGCTTGAACTATTCAGGCGACATCGTTTTACCGAAGTGCCCAAGAACTCCTTGCACAAGCAGATAAGTGTAAATCTGCCTAATCTTACCAACAATTGGATCATTGATAAGAGTACTGGATGTATTGAACAGATCTCGAGCCTTGTGCAATCCACGAGTGAAGGTATCATTCTGGAGATTTGTGACTTGGAATGAATTCCAAACGAGTGAGGTGACACCTTTTCCGGTGAGTAGCTTGAAAGCCAATCCCGTACACATAATGTAATCTCGCTTGCTGTCACACTTTCGTAGCCAATAGACTATCTGAAGAAAATTCTCGAATAGATTCAAAATCCATGGATCATCCGTGGTCAACATGCGGTCGGCTTTAGTGAGGGAATCTATACACTTCAAGAGAAATCCTCCAGCTACGTCTTCATCTTCTGCAGATGTCTCATCATTTTGCAGAGACCATCCTTCGAAGATAACTTGACGTTCACACTCAGCAACATGAGTGTACAATGGTATCAAGTAGGTGGGAGAACCACCCAACAATCGACCATTACCTATGATGGCAGAACCTTCGGTTATACCATATTCATGGAGTGCAACGTCCATGTTCACAGGCTTTGTTCCAAACTTGAACCACATATCCACGGTGAGTAGATTGTATCTGTGGCAAATCTGACGCATCGTTTCAAACGGTGATGCGTACACCGCAACCTTCCGGTCAAACACATAAACAAATACATTGATATTACTATCACAACAGAAAACTTTATTTTTATTTTGTTTTTTGGTCGTGCAAGATTGCTTAGGCACAAGAGTGCCAGTTCGCGAGCTCTTCATACTTTCGAGACAACGAATATCTTTCAAGTAAGTAAAGAAACTAGCACCATGCAACAAATCTTCCTGCACACGCTCCTGAATGAGCATCATTTGGGTATTGACGTACGACTCGGTAAATGTATTGTTTGCCATTATATTGAGTCTTGGTTATTTGTAGTCTTTCCTACTGTCCACAGTCTTTCCTGCAGTCATGTGCCATTCTGGCACAAATAGCTGTATCACAGCTTAGATGTCTAATCCATCAGTCGTAAAGTATAATCAACTCTACAATGGGTAATAAGTGAATTTCTCAACGAACGGAAACCCACAATCATGCAATCCGCACCCGTCAAAGTGCTTCATGCAGACGTGTACCAATCAAAAGAGAAACTATTACTCTTTCGCCAAAAGTGACGTGAAACAGAACTCCATCCAAAAAAGGATCGGAGGGCTTACAACGTGGGGTGAAACGATAGTGTGTGAACTTAAGGGGACCGCCCTATAGTCAAACACAATCAAATCACATTATGAACCACTAATCGCCAGTAATTCTGAATACACATATTATGGGTACTAAAGCACAGTTTCAACAAATGACTTCGTTGTGCTTATCTACTTCCTCTCCATTGCTTTACTGAAAACAGTATAGGAGTTTAAGGACTTCTCGGTCCATGGGGGGGGGTAGTCGATGTTGTTGTTGCGCTATAAACGTTAAAAACGTCTTATCCTTTGATCCTCAGCGGTATTCCTTCGCTGCATACAATTCTGAAATCTTCCTGGTGCCTCAAGGGCCCTATAGTTACAGAATCGCAGCCCGTATAAGTTGCTGGAATCCTAACTCGAAATCAATCAGAACAAGATCTTCCTGGTACCATATTTCAGGCCCTATAGTTATGTCCTGATATATATCGTAGTAAGGCAGATGGTAGCGCCCATCCTAGTTCTCCAAAGAGAACCTAGAAGATAAATGTACA